CAATTAAATCCTATTATGTTAGATAAAAACTTTAATATTATAGAAGGTAGGCATAGATTATTTGCTGCAAAAAAACTAGGGCTACCAATTAAAGCTTATATGCCAGCACAACCAGCTAGTAAGGTTGAAAGTTTAGAAATGGAAGGAGCTGCACAATTACAATTAGAGTTGGAAGCAGAATTTGAAATAAACTTGACAAATGTAAATGTTGCATTAGAAGTATATTGGGAAGAGCAGATAGAACCTTTCCCAGAAAAAAAGGCTAAATTGCGTGAAAAGGAACTATACCCTTTTACTAAAATGATCAAGAAATTTAATGCAGGTACTTATATACCAACAGATGAAATGACTTCTGAAGAAGTTTTCATGGATGAAATAAATAATTGTATACTATAACAATAATAAACTATGGCTAAGTGTCCTAACAAAAATACAGCGGAATATAAAGCGTTGCAATCAGTGTATAAAACTGAAATAGCAACAAATAACGTAATTAACCTTTGGCAAAAAACTAAAAATAGTGATGCATTTCCTACTGTAACAGAAGCTGCAGAGTATACTAAAAAATCTAAGTTGGCTTATGCATTAAAACAAAAATCTTTTGGTAAAAGTTTATTAAAAAACTTACAAAATAAAGGGTATATTGTAAGCTTTGGAGGTAGAATGATGGTTAAAAGAACTTTTAAAGGTGATTGGCAAGCAAGTGAAGCTGCTTTTGATTATCATAATAACTTAATTAGTCAGTATCTTAAAATAAATAATATACCACAAAATGTTATTACAAGAACACAAGCTATAAACCCTTTAACTAGATATATAAGCATAGATCCTAAAGTTATTACACCTAAAGACATGCTTCCTAAAACACGAGCGTGGGATCAAACAAGAGCTGTTTCTGTTATAGTACATCTTACTAAAATGTTTCCTCAATTACAAGGTAATATAAGAATATTAAGTGTTAAAGATGCTAAAAAGTTACATGCTCTTATACCTAAATCAAAAAGATTAAAAGATGCAAGTTTTGATAATGTAAATTCATTTTATTATCAAGGATCAGTAATATTAGTTAAAGGTAAAGTAACAAACGAAACTGCTATAGAAGAAGTATTACATCCATTTACAGATGCTATACAAAATGAAAACCCTACATTATATAACGGTTTACTTTCTGAAGCAAAAAAGAACTTCCCAGAAATGGTAGAAGAAATTAGAGCTGCATACAGTTCTAGTCAACGTTTTAGTGATCAGGAAAGAGATATGGAAATAGTAACTCAAGCTCTGGCCAGACACTTTAAAAAAGAATATGAAACTAAACCTACAACTTCTTTTATTAATTTAGTTAAAGAAGCATTAGAATGGTTAAGATCAGTAATCAATAATTTTCATGAACTAATAACAGGAGGGTCTATACCTATTTCTCAAATTAGTTCTACTGCAACGTTTAGTGACATTGCAAAACTTTTAAATACAGAAGCAATAAACTTTGATCTCAATATTCGTAAAGATATAAGAGTAAAATATTCTTTAAGCCCAGAAAAACAAAGGGTTATTGATAAAGTTAAAGGTTCTGCAAACGGTATACAAAAAGAAATAGTAGATAAACTTATGCATGTAGCTAAACATGCTCCGGGTAAACCACTAGATACACTATCTGTAAGTGAAGCTAATGCAAATAAATCAGATACCATAATGGTGTTTGATGAGAAGTCTCATACTTATATGGATATACTTAACGGTGAGGTATATTTATCAGCTACTACAGCAATAAAAGGTCAACTTACTAATAAAGAAGGTGAAGCTAAACTTGCTAAAGCAGAAGCTATTAAAAATTTAGCTGGTCAAGAACGTAAGGACGCTGTTAAAGAATGGAATGAAAAAATTAAAGAAGGTAAAAGATTAGATACTGAAAAGCTTGAGTCTGTTGAATTAAATTTAGATCTAGGTAATGACCTTGACCGTATATCTGACGCTATTGTAGCATTTGAGAATTTTGATGATATAATAAAAGACATGAAAATTCTTAATGAAGAACAGGCAAGACAAGCATTTAAAGATATGAGTGTGATAATTAATGATTTAATGCCACCCGGTAGTATTGCTTTATCTCAAGTAATTGTATTTGATAAAGCTACAAAAATAGCTGGTACAGCAGATTTAATTATTATAGAAACAGATGGTAGTATAAGAATAGTAGATTTAAAAACAAGTAAGAATTCTATTCTTGATACATATAAAAAACCTACTATAACAGGTTTTAAAGAAGAAACTAGGTACGAGGGAAAAACGTGGGAATTACCTGCTGATAGTAAACTAAAACAAAAAGGAGTAGATAGACTTTCTACAAATGCTCAACATAATCTACAAGTAAATCTATATAGAAGAATGTTTGAAAACATGGGATATACTGTTTCTGAAGGTGATATGTCTGCTTCTACATTTCATATTAAAGTTGATATAAAAGGTAAAGGAAAAGAACAAAAGTACTTAGGTACTTGGAATTTTGAAGGGAGTTATGATCATACAGAAACTCTACCAAGTGAAAACAGACGTTATGTAGATATGCTTATCCCATCTACAAAAGATAATCTTAATAAGCAAAAAATGGATGCTGCTATTAAGAACCAAGAAAACTCTTCATACAGAGGAGATCAAGATACTAATGCAAAAGCTGAAACAAAAACTACAGTAGAAGCTAAACCTCAACGTGAAGTAGAAGCTATTTATGCAACATTAGAACAATATTCTGTTGCATTGCAGGAATCAATGACAGCAAGTTCTAAAGGTAGAAGTGTATTTACTACTAAAACTGAAAAAGAACAACGAGATTATCAAGTTAGAACATTAGCATATATTAATCAAGGTATGAATAGAGGGCCTAATGAACAATCAAAAGTTTATTCTGCATTATTAAGCGATGCTCTAAAACAAATTAGAGAGTTTACTGCATATATATCTGATCCAAATAACGTTTCAAAACGTGAATTTATTAGTTATGTTTTAAATTTTAACAGGTTTATATCTGCTTATGAAATCTTATATAATATTAGTGAATCACCAGATTTAAATGCAACACAACAAACATTAGTATTTAAATTACTACTAGAACGCAACAAGCTTGTTGGAGGTAGCGTATTAAAATCAGGACGTGAAGGTCTTGTAAATGATGCTATATTTAGTTTTGTAAAAGAAGTAGTTAGAAATAGATCTAACAAAAAGTTTGGTGTTGAAGGAGGCTTTACTGAGCAAGATTTAATAGATGAACTTACAATGGGTAATGATATTAGCACAGGAGATTTATTAGCTAGAGATCTAGCTACTCAAGATGATACTTTACTTGGAGTAATTGATAAAATATATAAAGAACAAAAACAGATTCTTTTAGATAAAATTGCTTTTAGAGAAAATGTATTAAGTATTTCAGCAAATAAATTACTAAAGCTTGATGGTAGAAGTAAAAATCAAATATATGAGTTTATGCTTGATTTTGATTCAAAAGGAAACCGTACAGGTAATTATGTAAAAGAAATTGGAGGGTTATATGCTGATAAACAATTTGAATTAAGACAAGCCTTAATGGATGTTAATGGTCATATGTATCAGTATAGAGATGTTACAGATATACTTAAAGCAACTCAAGAAGATATAGATTATAATATTGACTTATCTTTAAAGAAAAGAGCAAACTCAAATTTTTGGAGAGCTGAAAGATCTGATGAGAATGGTAATAGAATAGATGGAGAATATCACAGATACACAGATGAGTTTTTACAAGAAAGACGAAAGTGGGAAACATGGATAAGTAACGGCACTTATGGTAAGTGGCAAAGAAAACTTGGAGTTAAGGATGCTGAGTACGATCAATTTATTTTAAAATATTTTGATAGTACTAGATATAATAAAGCAGCAAATGACACAGAAGGTAATCCTACAGGTGTAATAGAAAAGAATGCAAAAGGAATGTTTCCTAAAGTTAAGTATAGAATTGCAAATTCATTTACTGTAAATGAAGATGGAACGCAAGGACAAGATATGCGTAGTGAAAAATATAAAGCTATATTTGATCCAAATAAAACAGATGCTCTATCAATTGCACAAAGAGAATTTTATGAAATTTATATACAATATTATGAAAAAGAATTATTAGCAAAGCTTCCTGACAATACAAGACAACAAATGTTAGGTAAGATACCTTTAGTAAGAGATACTTTATTAGATGATATTAAAAATAAATCTGGGTTTTTTACTAAAATGTTTGCTGGTACAGTTAGGACAGTTAAAAACTTAGTTACTGAAACAGCTACACAAAAAACTGTATTGCTTGATGAGAATGGAAACTTTATAAACTCTATGCCTGTAGGTTTTACAGGTAGCCCAAGAGTAGAGGGTGCACTAGAAGCGGCACAAGCAGAGCTCACTGATCTTCAAAATACATATAAAAAAGGGAGAATGTCTCCAGAAAGATATAATGCTGATAAAGCTCTTATAGAAGGAAGGATTGCTAAACTAAGAATACAACCATCTGTGGGTGAAATTAGTTCTGATTTAGGATCAAGCTTATTAAAGTTTAGTGCTATGGCTGAGCATTATGAAGTAATGGGTGAAATAGAAGACACCTTACAGGCAATAATAAGAGTTATAAAAAATAAAGAATATACCCCATCAGATAAAAACACAACTTTGCTTGGGCGTACATCAACAGGTGTACTTAAAAAAGTAGGCTTTACTAAAGAAACATCTGGAGATTCTAATGTACTTAAAAGAGCGCAGGCATATATGTCAATGGTATACTATGATAATGAATTAGTAAGCCAAGGATTTTTTGATAAGTTTGCAAATGCATTAATATCACAATCTTCTTTAGCATATGTAGCTTTTAACCCTTTTGGTAACTTTAATAACTATTTGATGGGTAGAATCAACAACAATATAGAAATGTTGGGTAGTAGATTTTTTACTAAGAAGAGTTATTTTAGAGCAAGTAAAGAGTATAATGTTACAGCTCTACCTGGTATTATACAAAGAACAGGTAGTGGTGTAGCAGATATGACAGACATTGCTACATTAGGTTTATTAGGTATAAACAAATCAGATTATGATCCAGACAAGGTCAATAATAAATATGAAGCTTTTGTTGATTTATTTAGAATGATGGATGACTCAACGGACATACGTGAATCATCTAGGAAAAATGATACAAAAAGTTTGTGGTCAAGATTTAAAGCTTGGGGTTATGTTATGCAAGATGCTGCAGAATATAATGTACAAACTAAAGTTGGTATAGCAATGCTGATGGATACAGATGTACTTAATGAAAGTACTGGTGAAACATTATCATTATATGATGCAATGCAGTTTAATGGTCAAACACATGAGCTGTCATTACCTGAAGGTTTTACAAAAGTAATAAACAAAGATGGTACAATAGAAGAGTATACTGATAAATGGAGATATGCTTTTAGAAATAAAGTGCGTGAAGTAAATAAACAAATCCATGGTAACTATGCTGCAGAAGATAGAATGGTTATACAAAGTTATACATTAGGTAATTTAGCGGCACAGTTTCATAAATGGGTTGCACCCGCAATTAGAGCAAGATTTCAAGGGGAGTACTTTGATGAAAACTTAGGTTGGATGGAAGGTAGATATAAATCTTTTTGGAAGTTTTTAGCATATTCTAAACAACAAATTTGGGCTGGGAACCGAGATATAAGAAAGTACGGTGAAGGCTTTAAAAAAATTACAGCCGATCAAGGTGGTGGATTTGCAGAACAAAGAGCATCAAATAAACTTTTTGGAGTTTATAGAACAATGGGTGAAATAAGCATTATTATGACTGTAAGTTTAATAAATACAATAATGGATAGTGTTTTAGCCGGTGAGGGTGATGATGACGATACACAAAAAAGACTTAAACACTTGGCAAGGTACCAGGGTGATAGACTTTATAAAGAACTTATTTTGTTTGTGGATCCTGTACAGATGTTTCAAATGGCAAAGACCCCTATTGTTTCTGCAAAGGCATTGGGTAACTTAGGAGAAGCTTTAAAGTTAAGTTTCTGGACACCAGCTGGATATATAATTAAAGGTAAAGATGGTTTTTATTCTGACTCAGAATATGTTTATCAAAATAAACCTAATAAAGGTCAGCTAAAAGTTAACAAAGCTTGGAAAGACGCTATGCCTATTTTATATAGTATACAGAAATGGGAAAACTTAATAAAAGAACAAAAGTTTTTAGCTAATTAAAAGTTTAAACTCTCTAGGTAATTCTAGAGAGTTTTCTTTTTATATATCATATAAATAGTGTATATTATTATATAGGATAACAGGTGTAGAGCGTAGTTTATGAAAAAATTATTGATTTTATTAATATTTATACTAGCAATATTTTCATCTTGTGGAACATATAACATATCTACAATTTATAAAATTAAAAGTATTTTAACTATAACAGAAAAGGGAGATACTCTTGCTGTTCCCGTTAGAGATTTTAAATTTAGGATATTACGTCAGGAAGATCCATTTAGGTATCAATATAGACAAGATTGGCAATATAGAAATTGGAGTAACTACCATATTCCTCATATTAATGTGAGAGAAACATATACTCCTCCTGTAATGCACACGAGGCCTATATCAATACCAATAATTAAACCTGTTAGACCTTCAGTTAAACCTATCAGAATTGCTACTCCAGTTGGAATATCAAAAGAAAATAAAATTAATAATGACAACTAAACTCTTATTAGTGAGCATAACAGCATTTTGTACGTACTTATGTACTTACTTTTTTGATTTATCAATGGAAAACATGGAACAGTACCTGGCGGTTTGTTCAGTATTATGGTTAGATGGCATTTTTGGAGTGTGGGCAGGCTGTAAAAGAGAGGGATTTAAAACATATAAAGCCTTAAAAATAACAAAGAACACCTTTACATGGCTGGCAATTCTGACAGTCTTACTTATGATAGAAAAAGGTTTTGATGGAACAGGCTGGCTATCAGAAGTAATTGTAGTTCCTTTTATGGTACTTCAAATTATAAGTGCCTTAAAGAATGCGTCAATGGCAGGTTTGATAAAAACAGATGAGCTTAACAAAATTCTAGATAGGATTGATAATCATAAAGGATTAAGAAAATAAACTATTAGTTTATGCCAAAAAGTCTTTAAGGAAGTGTGCTATCCAAGCAATTAATCCATTTACATTAAGAACAACAAGATTCCATTGCCTACGTGATGAAGTCTGTACAACTACACATATAAAACCTAGTATAAATAATCCCGGATGCAATGTCCACTGAGCTGCTATCAAAAAGCCTGCACCCATATAACCTATACGGGATGCAACCTTCTGATACGCTGTAAGCTTATTATTATGAGCTAACAATTTGAGTATTTTTTCTTTAACCTTCACAACTTGAACATTCTAATATGTTACGTGCAAAATCTTGAGCACTACTCTTACTAAATTGATAGTATAAAGTTTTAACTCCTTCCTCCCAAGCATACATATAAAGTTTATTAATATCTTTAGCTGAGACAGATGGATCAATCATTAAGTTTAATGACTGAGACTGGTCAATATACTTTTGTCTTTGAGCAGCTTGCAATACAATCTCTTTAGGAGATATCTCAACAAAAGATTTGAACACTGCTTTATTAGGAAAGTCTAGATGTTGTACACTTCCATCTTTCTTAAGTATAGATTGCCAAGTCTTAGGATTATTTAAACCATACTTTTCCAATTGAGCTTCTAAGAAAGGATTCTTATATACTGTTTTAGATTTAGCAAGATCTTTAATAAAGTAGTTAGACTTAATAGGCTCAATACCCATGCTCACAGCTCCATGAATGAACGAACTTGATTTAGTAGGTGCAATGGCCATTAAAGTTGTGTTAGCATAACCATCCCTAATGGAATTGTATCCATATTCTGTATGTAATTTTCTTGATGCTATTTCACTTCTGTCTTTAAGAGTTCTAAATATTTCACTGTTTAAACCTTTAGCTTGTAGTGAGTCAAACTCAATAAGCTTTGATTGAAATAATGAATGGTAACCCATAACACCTAGACCAACAGCTCTGTGATTTTTTGCAAAATTATAAGCTCTTTTCATACCAGGCATTGTTTCAGACTTAATAACAAACTCATCCATTACAGCATTAAGAAAATATACATATGTTTCTATAGCATCTGTTTTTTTAATCTCATCCCAGTGTAACAGGTTAATAGATCCTAAGCAACAAACAAAAGAATTATAACTGTCTGTAGGTAATTGTATTTCAGAACATAAATTAGATGCTGTGATTTCCATTCCAAGCTCTTTGTAAGGAGAGTTGTTATTAGAGTTATCTTTAAACATAATGTAAGGAAATCCAAACTCACTTCTATTTTGAATAATCTTGGCCCATACTTTACGTTTGCTTTTGTCCCCGGCTTTCATCTCTTCCATCCAGGCATCACCAACTGTGACACCATATTGAAGATTCTGAATAGGATTACCATCTGTCCCTATATCTAAGAACTCTAAAATGTCAGCATGCTCTACAGGTAAGTACACTGCACATGCTCCACGTCTAGCTTCAGATTGTTTACATACATCCACTACAGTATCATATATCTTAGCATAATGAATTGGTCCATCTGCAAATCCACCGGTAGAAATAGGACCACCTCTTTCTCTAATGTTTCCTAAGTAAGCTGAAGTTCCACCCCCATACTTAGACATCATTCCAATTTCACGACCAGCATTTAATATACTGTCCAAGTTGTCATCTACATTAGATCCGTAACAACTAATAGGTAATCCTTTTGCTTTACCAAAGTTAATCCACACTGGAGTTGACAAAGAGTAGTACCCTTTGGCCATATAGTGTTCAAACTTTTCAGCAAACCCTTTTATATTTAAATACTTTTCTGCTTTAATAGCAATGTCTTTGATTCTTTGTTCCGGGGTCTCTGTAATGTAACCCCTTGATAAAAATGTACGGCTGTCTTTATTTAGCCAGTAGTAGTTATTATACTCCATGTTTGGTTTATTTAATTATTATTATTTCTTCTTCTGTTTCAATCCATACATGTGCTCCACAACTCAGTGGTTTATCAGGGCTATACACTACTTTGCTAGGACCTAATATTTTTATTTCATGAGCATATGTATTACTCTTGTATGTCTTACAAGTTAATACAGGTTCAACGGAATTGTTTTTTCTATTAGATTTTATTACGTGTTGATTAACGTGGATTATTGTTTTCATAATTTAAAATTCAATACTAATTCCACCCACTAACCAACACAACATAACTTCTAAGTTACCATTTAAAGTCCTGCTATATGTTAATTTTATAGTTGGTATTAGATACAATTGATCTACTTGTTTAAATGTTGTTATTTTCATTTTTTTTGATATTAAAGGTTTAAAAAAGATCATATTCTGTAATGCTTTTGCTTTTCTTGTTATAATCTACACTCTTTTTGTAAAAGAAGTCTCCTTCTTTAGTTCCTAGTATCTCTATATCAAACCATTCAGTGGATTTTAATAGTTCTACATCAACCTCAAATATTGATTTCATTCCTATTTTTTCTAAAGAGTTATTAAATCTGTTTTTTATAAAGTTTTTAATTGTTTTCTTAGATAGAAACTCTAACTCTCCTTTGCTAAAAATCCATTCTAATATATCACATTCTGCAACATAAGCTTTTTTACAAGCAGAGTAGATTAATTGTTCAAATTCAGAATCAAACCATTCAGGGTTTTCTTTTTTAATAATATTAATAATCTCAGCTCCAAAGTTACCGTGGATTTCTTCTTCTTTACTTGTGGCTTCAACAACATTAGATATACCCTTAAAAACATTCTTTTCTTTGTTAAAGCTCATCATAATTAAAAACTGACTAAACAAACTTACGTGCTCTATAAATAAAGAAAATAACAATACAGATTTAGTATACATTTTATTGTCTTTAGAACGTGTTCCATCCAGGTATTTCTTTAAGTACTTAAGTCTACCTGCAATAGCAGGCACTTCAATAACACTTTGAAATTCTTTTTCAAGTCCTAGTATCCTAAGCAACCTGGCATAAGCATCTTTATGTCTTACTTCTGATTCAGCAAATGTCATTCCTACATCACCTATTTCTGTAATAGGCATTCGTTTGTACATATCAGCCCAAAATGTTTTTACATTAACTTCTATCTGTGCAATAGCAAGCATTGTTTTTTTAATAACATCACGCTCTTCTGAACTGATAGTTACTTTAAAATCTTGTATATCTTCTGTAAAATTGAACTCTGTGTCAATCCAATAGGAATGTCTAATAGCATCTTTATATGCTAGGAGTTGTGGGTATTCATACGGTAAAATGTTTACTCTGGGTTTAAAAATGTTTTGATTCATGTATGTATAATTATTGGATTAAAAAGCTGCATTCATATTTAAAGAAATGCAGCTTAAGGATGTATATATAATTTAAAAAAAATATACCTAATTAAAAAGTTTAAATAGACATATTTACATATGAAAAAGTAAAAAATATTAAACCTATTTCAAATCCCACTATAGGACGATAGATATCATCTTCACAAAGTACTTCACAATTAACTGTCTTAATGCCTAATAGCGTTTCAGTAGGTAGTATTTGCAATGAAAATTTATTTTTAAAAACAACGGGGTTAATTTTATTCATAATTGGATAATTTTGTAATTGTTAGATATTTAAGTAAAATTTTTGTATATTATATATATACAGATTTCATTAACAAAGCAACAAATATAAGAATTATTTGAGTTAGTAAATCTTTATTTGTATATTAATAATATAAATTAGTAATATAAAAAAGGTAGAAAAAAATCATTAAAATGAGAAATATATGTTTGTTAATACAATGGCTTACTAAGGGTAAGGTTTGTTTAAAACAGTGTAGAAAAGGGCTTTGTAGTAAAACCAAAAGTATTATGTAATGGAGAACTGGGAATTAGAAATAGCTTTTCACTGGCCTCATAATAGATTTTCTCTAGGATGGGAAGTTATACATCCTGATGAAGAATATAACTATACAACTATTAAAGTGTATTTATTTATTACAACATTTACTTTAGATTTTTAAATATTAAATTATGAGAAAGATTAATCCAAAATTACAACCAGGGTTGGCAGCTTTAAAAAAAGCTTCTCCAAGTACTGTTAATAAAATGGGATATTTTAAAAAAGGTGGTTCAATGCCGTCTAAAAAATTAACTAGACAGCAGTCTAAATTATTAATGAGAAGTGGAGGAGAACTTGATGATATGATGTTTGGTTCAATTACTGAAAAAATGAGGCACGGTGGTAATGCTAAAAGATTAGCACGTAATGCTGAAACAGGAAAAGAAAGCAAACAATCATACAAATTAGGTGGTGGTACACATAACACATATAGCGGTAAATAAAAGATATGCCTAACTTTATAACAAAATTATTTTCAGTCGGTGCAACTAAATTAGTTAAAGGAATAGGTGGCGTTTTAGACGAGCTTGTTACATCTAAAGAAGAAAAGCTTGCTGCTGAATTAAAAATAAAAGAGCTAATAGCTAAGTATGAAGTAGAGATGGAAAAAGAAATCTCTTCAAGATGGTCTGCGGATATGGCTAGTGATAGTTGGTTAGCAAAGAATGTAAGGCCTTTGGTTCTTATATTTTTAGTTGTGTCAACAGTATTATTAGTATTTATAGATGCAGGTGTAATTG